TTGTGTCTGACGAATCATCACAACTTGCATATAACGGTCAAGTTCTAAAAGGTCCTTTGCTTTAATTGGTTTCATTTTCCAAATCCTTTTGATGTTTTTGCTTCTAATTCCGCAAGTTCTTCTTTGATAACTCGCAATTGTGATTTCATTTGCTTGAGTTGTTCATCAGAATATAAGTGGTCTTGCTTAATCAATCTTTCCAACATTTTTATAAGTTTTTTTGCTCTTGCAGACATCAGTTAAAAAACCTCATCATAGTCAATTTCCTCTGGTTTAATGTCATCATACTTGTATTGTGGTATATCAGAATATATCTCTGCCTTGAGAGAATCTAAAAGCAGTTCCATATTCCGAATAATGAGTTTTAGTCTTTCAGTATCCATTTAGATTAATATTCTGAATTCATTATACAAAAAAAGAGAGGACTTGTCAATCCTCTCCTGAAAACCCTTTTTGGGTGAATTTTTTGGGGGATTTTTTTCCACCTTTCTAGGAAATCACTTTCGCTTTTTCTTTTCGGGTGCTCTGTACCCCCATATTCTAGGAGAAACTCTTCCGTATCCAAAGTCAATTTTTTGAACCGATCCGGGTCCGAACTTATCATAATACATATCAAATATTCTAACTCTGGTCCCACGACATAAGTCTACATGAGTCTCATCATTTACACGATACACAATTAGATAAGCATCATTTGGTAAAGAAGGATCTTTTACTTGAGCAAGAGTAGTGCGTTCAAAAAGAATTTCGCAACCGTAACGGGAGGAAGTTTCTTTTTTTTCTTCTGGAGTCCACTGCATAATTTCTTCCTCTACTACTACAGTTTTACTCACGAACGACCCCCCCATACAATTTCTGGGTATGCCTGAGAGACAAGTTCTTTGGTGATTTTATATTTCGTCTCAAGTTTTTTATCTTTGACCAAACACAGAATCTCTGCCTCTAAAGGATGAAGACCTTGTAGAACATTAATAAACATAGTTTCTCTACGAAGAGAACTCAGACTATCATTACCACCCTTAATAAAATTATAAAACTTTGAATATTCTTTGCGAATTGATGAAAAACCCTGATCTTGTGATCCAAGTGAATTGGAACCAAGTTCACTCATTTTCCCTACGGCATCATCAATCTTCTCACTCAGGGTTCCACTAAATGAACCTTGCTCTCCCACACTTGAATAAGGAACAATACCTACTGGAAGAGCAGATGTCAAACTTTCATCAAAGTTCCAGATAAAAATTGCCCTGAGTGATGGGTCATTATATTTTTGTAGAACTTCAACTTTTTTAATATTGGTTCTTTGCTTAGATACTAAATTCAGAACCTCAAAGGTAAAAGGATTTGCTGGCAAATCAATACTTACCGCTGGAGTTGTTTTTGCTTTTGTTTTTGTCGCTGTCATAATTGTTTAATATGTAATTATAATCTTAATGATATTTAGAGTTTATTCTTCTTCATCATCATCTTCATCATCAATACCATCAAAGTATCCTGGTTCAAATCTTACGGAAACGATTTCTTCGTCAATAAGATCGCCATCCTTATTATAAAACTCTGGATGATAGGCAATTTGCTTTGGTCCTTCCTGATGAGTCATCATATATTCTCTGCCGACCCAACCCAACATGAGACCCATTATAAAAAATAGTACGGTTAAGAATGAACCTATAACTAAACTAGTTGCCAACATTTTTTTTCTCCTGGGAAACTACTCGACTTTCCTTGACTTTATCGAAAATTCAAGATAGATGGTTACTTCTCGTTTGAAGAATGAAATCATCTTCTCAAATATAAGATGAAAAAGTTTAGGTTGTTTTCTTTTTCCTCCAGTAAGTATAAGTTCTACACCACGGTTCGGTGTTATATCATTATTTATGTCTGACATTATACCATTTGTTGTTCCTTGAGAAACTTAACGGTATCGATACAACCACCCAATCTCTTATCGTCACAGAGAACCTGTGGAAATGTGGAATCTTCTCCAAACTCGGCATAGAACTCTTCTCTGGTGAAATCCTTATTAAGATTATACACCACAAAGTTATTTCCTGTCAACTCTAAAACTTGTTTAACTTTATAGCAGAAAGGACAATCATCCTTAGAATATATGGTAAAGTTCATAATTGTTTAATATCTGTAATAATTTATATAAGAAAAAAGAGGAGATTTCTCTCCTCCTATGATACCACCTTACCTTTCTCACCACAGAAAGGGTCTTCATTCCCAAAGATACAAGGAATGCTGAAGACCTTTATATTATAAGGGATTTTGAGTCAGGTGTCAAGTAGCAAAAATATTTACAAAGTCTTCTGGCAGATTACAAGACTCTGCAAGAGTTGTGAATTCGGCAATTAGTTCGGTTGGAACTGTGGTTGCGTTTTCAATTGCGGTCCAAGTATTCTCAAAATCTTGATAGTTTCCAGATTCAATAAGAAGTAGAGTTGCAGGAAGTGCCGTTGCGGCAACAGGTGCAATACTAATTAATTGTCCAACAAAGGTATTGAGTAGAACAGAAGCAACAGCAGATTGCTTAAATGTATTCCAATCAGGACTACCGGGTGGTTGTGGTTGAGGTTCTGGTGCAGGAATGGTTGCAACGATTGCATCCCATTCTTCTCTGGTAAGAATCTCAAGACCAGGATCAACTTCGGTGATTAGAGTATTATCTGGAACCGTTGAAAGGCAATAATCAACTCCACGATCATCAGTCAACCAATAACGAACATCCAATCCTGAAATACCCGGATGAGTTTGTAGGGCACCATTTTGACCTGGTTCAGTTAGATATTCTCCATTACGAACCCAATAATGCTTTAAGTATTGCATTTCTCTAAACTTATAAGATCTTTGTATTATTTAGTTAACTCCATAAGTTTCTAAAAGTTCTTGATCTTCTTCTTCTTTTGTTCTTTCTCCTTTAACTCTAGCCCACGATACAATTGCCAATCTTCCAACTTCATTATGAATTTTAGTAACTTCCCGAACGCCGTGCAAATAGTTTTGATCTGATGGAAAACACACAAGTGTCCCTGCTTTTGGTGGAACTTCTATACCAAGTTCAGGGAACATAAAGTTTCCACCATCAAAATCTTTACCGTTTCCATCATTACAAAAAAGTACTATGGATAATGATCTGTCTGTTGATTTTCTCCAAATCTTATCACCATTTGGAGCAACCCAAATAGACCTACCATCAATATGAGGTGCATAATGACCTCCTACACCATACCTCAAAAATTGTGGAACTTCACTATCCCACACTTCAATACCATAAAAAGGATTAATAATGTTTCTTACAAGGTTCTTAAAAAGATCTTCAATCTTTGGAAACAAAGGACCAAACTCAATGATTTGTGTGTCTCTTATATTTTTATCAACAATCCAAGAAGTTTCTCCAGTCTCATTTGTTTTGTCTGGGTCAAAGACTGATAGATCAGTTGTGCTTGAGTTTCTTGCGTGTTCTTGAAGTTCTTGTAGTGCTTCTTGTGTGAGGACTTGTGGTTCAATCAAGATGTTTGATAATAAATTCATAATGTTTAGTGTTGTTGTGAGTATTTATGAGGATCTTGCGTTGGTTGTTGCATTATGATATCCCATTTTTGTAGGTAAATTACCTCTTAAAGAAGCATTTGTTGTATCGTTTGAATAATCAATTTTTTGAACTTCTTGACTCGTTGGCAAATTCAATCCGCCGCCAAAATATCCAAAGTTTTGATTTCCAGTTCCTGCCGATGAATATACATTACTGTATAACATATTTCCTCTGTATATTGAGGTAGACAAATCATTTGAATAATCCATTCTTTCTACCCTAGAGGAATTGATTCCAAGTCCTGTTGTAAAATAACCAAAATTATTATTACTCACTCCAGCATTAGTATATGCTCTAGATACTATCGCATTTCCTCTTGTTAATGCAATAGATAAATCATTAGAATAATCCAATCTTGATACCGTAGCAGAACAATTGAAATAACCATAGTTTAAGTTGCCAACTGTATTTGCACTAACAGTAGAAAAATTATTTGGGATTTTTCCTCTTGCTGCACCAATAGATAAGTCATTTGAAAAATCTAATCGGTACACATTTGAACCAAAAAACTCACCTCCTTGAAAATACGCAAAATTGAGATTTGATAATGTGGAATTGGAATATCCAGAAGCGGACAAAATACCCCTTGCTATACCATCAGCAGTATCATTTGAAAAATCAAGTCTGCATAATGAAGAAGAACGGAGAAAAGCACTATACAAGTAATTTGCACTAGATGTGGAAAACATCCGTTTATTTGGTGCAACATTTCCTCTTCTTGATGAAATGGAGGTATCATTGGAATAATCTACTCGGTTTACTATAGATGTCTGCCCATCAGCAGGTACAGGTATACCTCCAGTCCAATACCCATAAGACCCCAGTACTCTCTTAAATGGCAAATCTAAAGTATTAGAATCAATCCATTTTGTTGCCGCACGAATATAAGAAGGGAGTGGATCCACTGAGGTATTTGGAGCACCTCCGTATGCTTGTGAGGATGATGCTGCAGTCTCATATCTTGCTGAACTTAATGGAC